TTCATTACATAGGTAGCTAGTTCTTGGAAATGAAATGTATCACCAAAGTCCCAGTTTTCAAGAGCAAAATATTGATTTATTGAATCAATTACTCTTGTTTTAACATCGTTGTCGTTTAATACCTGATCAGGATTTTTAACAATCTTAAATGTAGCTTGCAAATCTTCGTTTGCTTTTGAACCAAATAACACTTTGTACTTAACCGGATGATAAACTATTTCATCGCTAATTGATTTAATCTTATTAAGTTCTTTGCCAAAACTTCTAAACAGTTCGTCTGTGCTTGGCGGCTTAGGACGTGCTGAAAGTTGTTCATCAAGATAAAGTCTATAATCCCTGTCGTAACCTCTAGTGAGAAGATATGTGTCAATTATATTGCTTGCACTTGGGTCAATTCTGTTGTTTGAGTCAGCACTGTGTACATAGTGAAATTTTAATTTGTCTCTGCCTGTAAAGGCTCGGTAATCACTGGTAAATTCCAGAGCAAGACGAGTTTTATTTAATTTCTTAAAGGTATCAGTTTCAATAAAATAAAATAGCTGTCCGTTATTGTACGAACTTAGTGCAGCTTCTTGTCCTTCGGAATTGAAAATTTTAAGATTCAAAGTTTCATAATCCACATATCTAAAATCTTCTGTGCCGGCTTCAGTTGTGTATCTTTCCTGTACTATCAGCTTTTCTTCGTCGGTAGTATTTGTTAAAGGATCAACATTTTCTTCAACAATATATCGAAACAATTCAGGATCGTCAGCTGAACCGTCGTTGTCACGGTCAGCAAAATCAACTTCGATTCTTGTAGTGTCTACATATCCGTCTTTGTCTCGATATTCTTTTAGAATTTCCCAAGTAAAATCTTTTGTAAATGGCAGAGTAGATCCGGGCTGATTGTTGATGCTTAAAACTGTGATTTTGTCTTTGATTACTTTACCGGTTCTATTGTCATATATTCTATCAGTTGAATCATAATAAAATCTTATTTCTTCATCGCTTTCAAACACATATCTTAGCCCTCTGTGAGTTACTTTATATGTTTCGCCGTTGGTTTCAAATTTTAATAGCCAACTTGAATCAAGATTTTGACCGCTGACGTCGCCTGCAAATCCTGTAGAAAATTCTCCATTTGCATTGAGGTTTGAAGCAAGTATCAGCTTCCACTGTCTAGCATCGGCATCGTATCTCAGTCCAAAATCATTATATGCAAAGGTTTGATCAATGATTTGTATTTTTACATCATCAATAAACGAACCAGCAACCTTAGTTCTCACCTGTTCAATTTGAGCACCTGATGGTATTCTGTCTGACAGTGCAATAGCACCCTGATCTGGGCCCAGTGTTAAATTTACTCCACTACCTGCAACTTGATAAACCTTTGTCCATATGTACAGTTTATCATTTGGCTTTCTTGGCGTGCCTTCTACTATATTGTTGTCTTTGTCAAAATATGATCCTGTAGGAGGTACAAATTTAACAACACTTCCTGGTTCAACATATCGCAAACTGTTGTTGGTAAATGATCCTACTGTTAGTCTAGTTGGATTATCACTGTCAAACTCTGTTACCAAATATCCTGTATAAGTGTTGGTATCATTTGAAACTTCGGTCCAGTATGCATTTAAATCACCTAAGAGAACCAGAGGATATTGATCAAGATAAAAATTCTTAATTCTATTATTCTGTAGTATAGGTTCAATTTGATTTACAATTATGCCTTCGATGTCAGTTTCTGTATTAAAAGAAAATGTAGTAGTATTGTTTACATATTCTCTGTAAACTACTCCGTCATTGCCGTATAGATTTGTACTGGAGTATTTTCCAGTAGCATCAATTAAATCAAAATAACGACTTATACCGCTGGATGTTCTATTAACAGATTTTGCTTTTACTATCTCTTGACTTACACCCAAAGGTGCAATATTATAGTCCTCACCTGTGATCATTCTGTTTTGAGTATAGTAAGTTGCAGGAGCATTTGCTTTAATTGAATTGTTTGATTCTGATCTTGCTCCATTTGTTACAGTATACTCAAGTGCACAGGTAAATGTAATTTCTTCGGACTTGCCTGCTTTGCTGAGATAAGGAACAGTTATATTAATTCCGATCATATTCGATGGAGATATAACCATGCTGCGATTTTCGCTGGTTCTGTAATATGCACGAAAATTTCCTTTTGGCAAATCACCAAACACACCATCGGAAAATATTAGATTAATTCTATCATCAATTCTAGTAAGAACACTGTATATTGTTCTTATATTTTTACTAATAGAATTATAAATTATATTATTGCCTTCAACACTGTCAACTCTGGTCCACAATTCCGATTCGTTGTTGTTGGAATCTAATTTATAAAGCCAAACATCAGATTCATTGATATTTGTTGTGTCAATAGCAACTGTTTGATTTGCAGTAGGTTGTGTTATGCTAAACTGTCCGTTTGACAGTCTGCCTTGTCTAAAATGGCAAAAAAATCCACTGTTGGAACTGCCAGGTCCCTGGCCGTCATCTCTGTACAAAAATGCAAAATTGTTTCCTGGCACCGGCGGTTCTTCTTGTATTTCGCCGTCGTTAACATCTGTGCTAACAATTTGGAATTGAGTGGACTTTCCTTCTATTGGTTTAGAAAAACTGTAAACAGGAATATTTGTATTGATTCCGTTTACTCTGTATTGTTCAGTTGGAATTCCTGATACATTGTCAGTTTTATTAGGTCTGCCATAAACACCGTTTACAGGCAACGCAGTGTTTAAAACTTTGATATACTGTTCGAACCAATTTTGGTTTGTACTGTCATTCCATTCAATGGTTTGATTGTTTAGATTAGTACCGTTGGAATCTATAACATCTTCAGTGGTTTTAACACTTACAATTTTCAATAAGCCGTTAGCAGCTTGATTTCTTTTTGGATTATAAGAAAGCAATCTGGCCAGTCGTAAAACGCTTTCGCGGCGTTCAGCTAATTCAAGAAAATTTTCTCTAGCATTTAGGTCAATACGGAAAGCAAGGTTTTGTCCTAAAAATGCAAGAAGATCAATAAGTGCTAGATATTCAGAACTTTCAATATAGTCATTGAAATCCTCCGGATAATTCTGTCGGAGGTAATTGATCATTGTTCTTCTTAAGTTATCAAAGTCGTAGCTTTGAAAATCTGCGTTGCGAAAAGTTTGGTATACTCTCTTCCAATCTTCGGCAACCAGCAGTCTATTTTGTCTATCAGTCGCTGACATATGCTTTCCTCTATTATAGTGTATTTATTGAAAAGAGAAATATGCGTATTTAATTTAACTTATTAAACCAATGCTCTGATCAAACTGTAATTGCATGGTTTCAGCAATGCTGTAATCAAGATATGTAAGCACACATTCTATTTGAATTCCGCTTTCATATGAGTCAACAATTACGTTATCAGCAGCAACTCTTGGATCATAATTTATAATATCTTCAACATTTTGAACTATTGCTTGTCTTAGATTATCAGTCAAAGGTTCATACAGCACATCCCAAATTATTGTTCCAAATTCAGGATTTTCCAGCTTTTCTCCTTGACGTATATGAAAATGATTAATAATATCCTGTTTTATTACTGAGATATCATACAATGCAAAACTAGGATTTTCAATGTTTACAGTAGAAAATCCTCTGTAAACAGCGTTAGATGCGGGTTTTTGTGTTGACTGTGCATCATCAACTACTACTCTTTTGTAAAGATTTTTTTCTAATGTTCCCATGTTGTATTTAACCTTATGCTATACCTTGTGCAAACCATGCACTTTCTTCATTTCTTCGAGTTACTAATCCTGAAAGTGTTTCGCCGCCGGCTTTATTATAAAGTCTCATTGACGAAGCAATTTCTGTATCAGATCTTGTTCCATTGTTAGTAACTTGATTTAACCAGCCCAAGCCGCCATTGTAAACAAAACTTGTCATAGCATTTATTTGATCGTCGTTCCAGTTATAATTATTTGCCGAAGCATAACTAATAACTGCTTCTCTTCTAGTATTTAGATCATTTTCAAGCCTTGAACGTGCTGTTGCTCTGTCAATCCTTTCAGTTGAACTGGATGCTTTAGTGCCATAACCGTTTGTATATTGTGCATAATCCCAGTAAGGAGTAGGATGAAAACCTTCTTTGGATATTACATAATCCACTAAATCTGTAGGTATATCCACTGGTCCACTTGGCAGTGGAGGTGTTTTAGGATCTAATGGACGACCTGAAGTTCTTGTATTGCCAGTGGCAGGCGCATCGCTTGCAGATCCTTGTAGACTTTTTCTAAAGGTATCGGAGTTTCTTGATAACGGTGAATTTTGTAGTGGTTCTGATGTAGTTATATCAGTTCTTTCAGTCTTGTATTCAGCAGGATTAAGATTTTCATGATGTGGCCAAGGTTCGTGACTTGGCATACGTTTCACAATACTTGTAACATCACTGGGTGTTAATACACCCGGAGATACCTTAGGAACAGTGTGTGTTATTAGAGGAGTTACAGCAGGAGCAGTTTCTGCATTTTCTGCTGATTCTGCTTCTTGACTGTTAAGATAAATTCCTGCTGGACCGTCAATGTTAACATTACTACCAGCATTAATTGATGTTACTCCGGCGCTGTCAGAAAATATACTTTCTGCTTTGTGAGATAGGTTAGTTGCTGCGGAAACTGTTAAACTGTCATCAGTTCTGTGACTGCTAGGTCCTACTACATGCACTTTTCTTCCGATTTCAGTTAAGTGTGTTTCAGAACCTTTAACATCAATAGACAAATCTTGCTCAACTAAAATATTTGTATTATACTTGCTTTCCATTTGAATATTGCCGCCGGAGGAATCAGAAAAATTGTTATATCTCGAACTGGCACGCATGTTTAGATTTCTACCTGCTTCTATATTTACATCTCGATCAGCAGTGAAGTTTAAATCGGCATCTGAGTGCACACTGATGCTATCTCTTGCATATATGTCTATTTTTCCATCGCTAGACATTTCGATCCAGCTGGTTCCTCTAGCATTGCCGATGTAAATTAAGTCTTCTGAATTGTGCAGAAGTATTTGATGGCCAGTTCTTGTTCTAAACCTCATCATTTCGTTATGAGGAATAGTTCTGTCACCGTCCTTGTTGCCTGCTTCAACATTGGAATATGCAGGAGGTCCTTCAGCTGCATGTGTTCGACGTATCAATTTATCATCGCCGTCGTCCATTACAATACTACTTCCGCCCAATCTATTAACAAATGCATTGGCCTGAACTTCGTATTCTCCGTATTTTCCTTTAGGAGCACCGTCTCTTTTATCAATTGGGCCAGGTGTACTCCAGCCGAACGCAGCACTTGGAACTTCTCGTCTAGCACTGGTAGTGGTAGTTCCTCTGTATTCGTCTTGTTGCAGACCTTGAATTTCTAGAATTTGTGTAAAATCTTTGTTGTAGGGTTTTTGAAATCTAGTTGGATCTTTGCCGACACCGGTTTGAATTTTTTTATTGTATTCTCCTGTGGGTAATTTTTGTCCTTTGAGATTTGTTGGAGTTGCATCAGTAGTAAGTTCTGTACTTGCTCTGCCATCAGGCACCATAAAATTCATATAATCGTCCTGAATACATCCTATCCAATATCCTCTGTTAATATCGTTTTCGGCAAAAATTACAAGAACTCGTGTTCCGGTATCAGGAGGTACGGCCCAGAATCCATAGCTTTTTTGGGTACTAGCATATCCGTCATTTGCTGTAGCATGATCAAGATTTGTAACACCATAAAACGGCGACAAATATTTCACTTCAATAGTGGTTCCAAATCTTTCTGGTACTGCACCAGCCGATCCTTTTCTTAAAAGATCTACTTTTAATGAACCCATATATTTAGGATCAAGATGATTTACAACAACAGCTTCAAAAGGACCAGATTTTGTTGAAATTAAATCTTTGACTGCTTTTTCTACATTTGTTCTTTTGCTTAAATTGCTCATTTTTTACCTTTATGCAAAACTGCTTCCTGTGTTTCCTAAAGAAGCATCGTTGTTTGGTTCTTCTATACTAGAACCAGTTGGTTGCTGTGTGCCTTGTTGTTCAACTGTGGAATTTCCTCTTAGTCCATCTCCTGCTGCGCCGGATTGTGTAGCACCACTGGTCACTGATTCAGATGTTACTCCAGATTGATTTGTTGAGCGAGTAACAGTAGCAGGCGGTGATGGAGTTCTAGCTGTTGACAATGCAGCAGTAACTTGTGCAGCAGTAACAATTTTGTCGCCAGTTCTTGTATCATATCTGTTATCACGAGGATCTAGAGGTCTGTAAGGTCTTAGAGAAGTAACGTTCAAAGAACTTTCATCAGAGCTTAATGTTTGAGGATTTGGTCTTTCTGACAAAGCTGTGCCGCCTGCTTGTATTCTTGCTGCGGCTGCGTCTGTTACAGGCTGTGTGCCGCTTACAACTGGGATTGCTGTGCCGCCTGCTTGTATTCTTGCTGCGGCGGCAGCAGATTGTGTAATTACAGTATTGCCAACAGACTCGGCTGTGTCGCCAGCTTGTATTCTTGCATTAGCAGCACTGCTTCTTTGAGGCGGCGAAGGTGCATTGGTTCTAGCAGATCTAGCATCATCAGTTGTATCAATATCTGGCTGTCTAGGTGCTCCTGGAATTAGTCCATTTGCAGGCCAATCGAGTGTGCCGCCTTCGGCATTAACAGCAGTAAAATGCATAGCATCAGTAGCTGAATTCCAGTCTCCGCCCCAGCCTAAGCCATATTTTGCTGCTAGATCGCTCATAAGACTGCCTGTTCCGCCTGCTGGCATATCTGTAGGTTCTGGTGCATCGTCGGGTCTTGGCGATACCATAGCATTTTGAGCAGCATTAATGTCAATTGCTAATCCACTGGCATGATAACTCCAGCGTCCGCTGCTGGTTCTTCTTTTATTATATCCACCTATTGTTCTTATTTCATATCCTAAATCATTTTCTAATTCGTTTACAAGACCCTGGAAATTTTCTGCAACAAGAGCTGCAACAGTGAAATTTTTACCACTTGGTGTAGTTAATGTTACTAGTTCGCCATCGTTGCTAGTCGGTTGTTCTACTGCTTTTGCACTTCCAGCAGTTTGTGTCTGACTGTTTTCATCTGGGCCGGTTCCAGTTTCACCGGCTCGGTTTTCTGATTTTTGATTGAGGTTTGATTTAGGATTTTCTCCTAAGTTTCGAGAATCCGAAGTTCCTTCTGTGCTTTGGTTTTTCCTTCTAATCAATCTTAAAGTTTGTTTAAATTGATTACCAGAAATAGTTGAAGTTGCTTTGATTACTTGATACAATCCGCTGAATCCTTTAACTGCTTTTGTACCCAATACATCTCCAGGAAATTGCATATTTCCTTCGTTGGTATAATCAATTGGTGTTCTGAAATTTAAAACAATGTCTATTTCGTTTCTTTGAAAATCTAATACTCCATCACTGTTCATTGTTATTGTTGGGCCGCGAGCTGCTGTATAGTTTCCCATTCCTGAATCAGGCAGAAAATACGGATCTCCCCAAATTTCCAAATCAGCTGTGATTAAATCAACATTGCTGTTCATTAAACTGTCGTGAAATTGTCTGGCTAAATTTACCAAAGGTGTTTCTTCACCAGGGTTAACAACACTAATACGTGTCTGAGGTTGAGTTTCAACTGAATGGCCTTCTTCGTTGCAAAGTTCACCGGGTCCAACACGTTCACTAACTTCAGGATCAGGATCTTCACTAACAGATTTACTTTTAGCACCGCTTACTGAATCACTGCTTAGGTTTCCTTTGTCTGATTGTATTGCTTCAAAAAATGCAGCATTGAATTGTATCTCAAATCCTAAAACATTTTCGTTTTCTCCAGTATAGATATAATCATAATGTTTTACAGCTTGTCCTGCAAGATTTCCTGCATTTGGTATGCTGCGATTAGGAGAAACTGCATGAGACGAATTTACATCATACGGTACTACTTTGTAAACATATATTCTTGGTTTACGACCTCTTGCACATTCAAATTCATAATCTGATACTTCGTAAACTTCCGATTCAACTTTAAACCACGGAAACATGCCATTTTCATCAAAATCTGATTTTATTGAGTTTTTTCCATATTCACTGACTAGAACCATTTCTTCAATTATATTCAATATACTCATGCCTTGAGGAAAACTGAAAATTCTGTTAGTATCGCTTAGTTTTAATTGTATGCCATTTCTTTCATAAATGCCTGTTTCTTTATTGTAAGTGTAAAGTCCTAAGCCAAATGGATGTTCTCCTGTGGCATTGAAATTTTCAATCTGTGGACTAGCACCGATTCTGTTAATATCTGATATAGACGCCGCAGCTACTGATTCAAATAAATTGCCGGCATTTTCTACTACATTTTCAAATATACTTCTATCAGTGCCGCCAGCTTCTTGTCTTCGTTGTGCAGCACGAGAAGCTTGAGCTTGGCCTACTTCGGCTCCTAAAATACTACGTATTTGCTCAAGATCAACTGTGGCAAAATCTTCCGAACTGTAACTTAACTGATTCTGCTTATTAACTTCGTTGGATCTTGACGGAAAGGATATTACATACAAATCACTTGACGATAACCCAGCTGCTTCTGCAAGTTTCTGTTCTCTTGCGTTAAGATGTGCTGCAAGACTGTTTTCGCCAATAGCAAGGCATTCAGCTACTGTAGGGCCGCCGATTTCAAAACTAACATCAATATTTTGAACTTCGTCATTGAAGGCTGTTTCATTCCAAGGAATTCCTTGCACTTCGTAAACTGATCCACCTTGTTCCACATTGAATTCAATTTTGGTTAGTATAATAGGTATTTTTCTTTTTGAGTATTCAACCTGCACAGGATTATTATTCTCGTCCCATCCAACAAAATCTATTTCCAACAAGAAAGGAGCTTTTAAATAATTTTGATGCCCTGTTGCCTGTGCAGCCGCTTGCAAACTTTGTAAAAATAACCCTAAACTGTAAGGTTCTTTGACTTTGAATTCTATTTTGGCTGCTGTGCTAATTCCTGTTCGTTTATTCGGCTGTATTATTGCATCAACAGAAATGTCATCAATGAAATATTCAAGATTTCCGCCAGTGTTTTGATCAAAAGCTGTTACAATTCTGTTTTCGCCATCTATTCCGCCGCCGCCGCTTCTTAAAATAGTGTAGTCGGCGCCGTTTTTTCGAAATGTTTCCTTTGGATTTTCCAAACTTTCTGATTTCAGTGCACCAAAAGAAGTTATACAATTTACACTTGCATAATCTCTTAATTGATTTTTAACTTGTGCAAATTTAGGTGATGGCTTTGGCTCTGCATTGGTTAAAACTCCAATTGTGCTTCCGCTAACTCCTACACTTGATAGTATTTGTCCCGGAGAAAGTACAATTTTAGAAAAGTCGCCGATAAAATCACCTAAGAAATTGTCAATGCCATTTTCAATACTTGCTACGGCACTGTTGGCTATTCCTGATAATCCATTTTCAGCAAAATCAGAAATATTATTTGCCAATCCTGAAACTTGGTTTTGAATATTGCCTGCAGTTTCTTCAAAGGCTGTGCCGATCCCTTGTGCAAATCCTGATAATTGAGTCGGAATTTGATCAGAAAAATCTCCAAATGTTTCTGTAAACCCACTGGTTACATCTCCA